GAAAATCCGATACAGCAGCGTCAAATGCTCCTGCCACTTCGCCATAACCTGATAACTGTTCTCTTCGATTTGAGCGCGTTCCGCCTGGTCAATGACACCGTCAGCTGTCGCCTTGCGAACGTATGACGAGTGCTTGCCGATCCACTCGATGGACTCCATCAGGCGCTGATTAATATCTGCATTGTCCACGTCTTCAATTTCCACCAGCGGTACATTCACGCTATTCGACTGGCGAGAAACGGCATCGGCGATGAATTTCTTACCGCTCGCCTGCTGGAGGACCATTGCCCAGCCCATCGGGAAGATCTGATCGCCACCTGCACGCAGACGGTTGAACAATGCATCTTCGGTAACGCCCAGCCATTCAGCTGCTTCGGCGTATCCGCCGGGTAGTTCTGATATGGTTTTTTTGATGGCAGCCACCAACCATGCGGGCTGTTTTTCTACCTGCCAGTGTTTGTTATCCACGGTTCACCTCTTCTTCCTGTGGTTACTTTCAAGCCGCTGTTTCGTTAGGTTTTGCGTATAGAGAGGGATTAACTTTCAGTGCGCTTTTCGTGATGGTCTGAATTTCAAAGGCCCGACCTTTTGGGATTACGTTTCCCCATCCGGAAACTGATGCGTGAGATATACCAAGTACCCTTGCTAAATTACTCACCCCACCAAAGTAGGAAAGCACTTCATCTTTGTTCATTAGACTTTCTCTTGTAGTTAATAGGAACACTGCGATAGTAGGATAACTTACATATGGAGGTCAAGGACTCCTACATTGAAAGATGGTAGGATTGCCTACATGAATATGAATGATCGCATCCGCGCACGGCGCAAAGAGCTAAAGCTCACACAGGCCGTTTTAGGGAAGCTCGTTGGTGTAAACCGTGTAACTGTCACGGGGTGGGAATCTGGAGATTATGCTCCTGGAGGTTCGAATCTTCAGGCGCTTTCTGCTGCCTTAAAATGTAACCCCCAATGGCTGATCGATGGCGCAGGTGATCCTGATAGCGACGTCCCTGCTATGCGCCCTACTGATAAATTTGGTGTTAAGCAGATACCTGTTCTCTCATGGGTTCAGGCCGGAGAATGGACGGAGTCCGGCGCATCCATTACTCGTGATGATGTCAAAGAGTGGATTTACACTACTGCGAATTTATCTGATGAGGGCTTTGCTCTTCGGGTTCGTGGCGACTCAATGACAAACCCCAACGGAGCACCCAGCATACCTGAAGGTTCACTGGTTATAGTTGACCCAGATTACGGGAGCCCGTATGAAGTAAATGGACGTATCGTGGTCGCTCAAATTGATGGATCCACAGAAGCCACTTTGAAGAAGTTCGTTATTGATGGCCCTGTTAGGTATCTTGTACCCCTAAATCCTAACTATAGAGTTTTAGAGGTTAATGGTAACTGCCGTCTTGTTGGGGTTGTTAAGCAAGTAGTGACAGACCTCTAATACGTCATCAAAAAAATGAAGCCGCACTATGCGGCTTTTTTATCGCCCTTGATGTAAGTTTTCCTACTTTTAATATTGACACCAAAAGGTAAGTTATCCTACATTAGCAACAGTAACAGCGAACAGGCAGGAAGCCCACGAAGTAGCCGCCGGTGGCGTATGAATGACCGGATGATTCGCAGATGACAAAAAGCGCCCTACTGGACGCTTCGCTCTTTAAAAATCTGGATATTCCTTAACAGACTCATAATAGGGCATTACTTATTGGGTGGCGCGGGCGGACGTGGTTTTGGAGGTACATGCCAGTGCTTATCAGGCGCCTGCGCAAAGTTATTCATTAGATATTTCCTTATTATCTGGCAGGTGGACGAGGTTTTGGAGGTACATGGTTAGGAATTACTGGAGCTGGTTTTGACATCTTATTTTACCTTTTTTGTTGGGGGCAGGTCTCCGGCGCACCAAGCAATCGCGCTGTGAAAAAACGTGATGTCTGTATCATCATCACGACCTAGAGCAATGCATGTGCGTTTGAATGCTGCATCTTGCAATGATCGCCATGGGTTACTGTCTGCGTCCTGTATTTTTAAATATCTGGCGCGTAACTCTTCATCTGAAAGAGATGAAAACTCGACAAGCATACGTTTGTACTGCCGCATCTGCTCTTTCGATAAACCAGCCTCTTGCCCGAATTGGTAAACCAGTTGAAGGACAGAAAGTACCGCCACAGCTACACCAAAAAGAAACATATTGCTAAATGGTGCAAAGACTGAAAACCCCAAGACAATTAATACGAGAGTAATGCCTTTATCTATTCGATTTAGAAGTGTGTAGTTCATTTTTTCAATGAAATACGAATAGTTAATATCAAACTCTAGATCGTCTCGGTTCATAGATTACCTCAGTCTTCTTTCGGTGGTGCCGGAGGTCTTTGCCTTATCGGCATGTGTTTCTCGAAATAGTCAGGACTTTCATCAGACATTATTCGATTCCTTTTTGTTGTTGGGGATATCCAGATTAACCGAATCCTTGTTGTTGGGGAATAGCAGGATCCACCGAGCCTGATGTGGTGAAAAGACAGGCACACAACATGAAAGCGCACTCCCTAACTTATCGGTTATGGGTGACAGGTATGAATTTGCTGGAGTGCGCTTCCAGTTGTGATGTGCTCAAGCGAGCTGCAGCGCCGGCCGACGCAAAGACCCGAAAATCGGCTGAGTCACAGGTACTGGTGACCAATACCAAAACTGAGCGGCGGGAAGTAAGCGGGGGGTAGCGCCCCGGTGTCACAACCAAAATTCCAATAAAACGAACGTGTGTAGTCTGTTGGCGGCGTCTGATCTTATTTTCCCGTGAGGGCGCCGCACTTTTTTACACAACTGAAAGCGCGCTCCATTCACTCCTCTTAGTGTCTGGTCGTTAATGCAAACTCCGCGGAGCGCGCTTCCAGTTGTGTGGAGAACTAACCAGGCGGTGCAGCCGCCCGCTTCACTAAGTGCCCTGCCCGGGTGCTTATTAAAGCGAAGCCCTTTTAATCATCGCCAGCTGGCGAGGGTTTCGTACAACCAAAATTCGACGCGGTGCAGCGCGAAATAACACGGAGAACTAACGATGTCCTTTATTCAAACCCTGAGCGGTAAGCATTTTGATTACCTGAACGCGCAAACAGACGATGTTGATAGTGAAGACATCGCCACTGCCCTCTCCAATATTTGCCGCTTTGCCGGTCACCTGCCGGAATTTTACAGCGTGGCGCAGCACTCCGTTCTGTGCAGCCACATCGTTCCGGCTGAGTGCGCCTTTGAAGCGTTGCTGCACGATGCAGCTGAAGCTTATTGCCTGGGCATGCCCGCGCCGCTGAAAGCGCTGCTGCCGGACTACCGCCGCATCGAAACACAAGTGGGTGACCTGATCCGCAGTAAGTTTGGTCTGCCGCTTAACCACTCTACCGCCGTTAAATATGCTGATCTGGTCATGCTGGCAACCGAGCGCCGAGATCTGGAAATTGACAACGCCACGTACTGGCCGATTCTCGAAGGCATACCGGGCTCCGACCTCATCCAGATAAACCCACTCCGCCCGGGTCAAGCCTATGGCCTGTTCATGAATCGCTTCAATGAACTGAGCGAGGCGCGCCAATGAAAGAGCAACTTGCAAAAATGACCATCATTGAGCTGGTAAGAACGGCGCACAGTTACTCCACCAGCATCAAGCAGACCGGCGTTTATTCTGAGCTGGTTCGAGAAATGGCCTCTCGGCTCGAAGCGCTCAACTTGGCGCACATAGGCTCAATGTATGCACTGGAAGCCGCAGAGAAGCGGATCGCTGATCTGGAGGCCAGAACAGTGAAGCTGCCGAAACGAAGCGTTGGCGAAGTCATGCATATAAGCGGGTTTAGCCGCGACTATGCGGAAGGTTGGTGCTCAGGTAACGATAACGCACGGCACGAAATCTCCTCCGCTTGCATCAAATTGCAGATCGAGGGGGATTGATATGGCGCTCACGAAAGAACAGCGCGCAGAGCTGCGTATAAAATTCGGGGGCCGGTGCGCATATTGCGGCTGTGACCTGCCTGAAAAGGGCTGGCATGCCGATCACGTCCAGGCGGTACTTCGCAAATCTGAGCAATGCATGAAAGCGGCAGCGAAAGGAGTTTTCAAACTTATATCGACTGGTGAGGTATTCAGGCCAGAGGCGGATTGCATGGAAAATCTCTTCCCTGCGTGTGCGCCGTGCAATCTACTAAAAACAACATATTCGCTTGAAATGTTCAGAAAGCAGGTGTCTTTGCAGGTTGAGCGAGGCCGTAAAAGTAGCGTCAATTTCCGCACAGCAGAGCGATTTGGATTGGTGCAGGTAATAGAAAAGCCAGTGGTTTTCTGGTTCGAGCAATATCAGGGTGAGGAATAAGCCATGACACAACTGAGCAGAGAAAGGCTGGAGCAGTACGCATTTGACGATCGCATGTGTAACGTTAATGACGAAATCAGGGAAATGGCCCGCGGCCTGCTGGCTGCCGAAGCGCAGAAACCGGTGCGCTATCTCAATAAATTTACCGGCGTATGCGTAACGCTGGAGCAGCAGCCGGATGCAGCTACGGACACAGCAGTCTATGTACCGCTGTTTGATGCCCCGCAGCCCGTCGCGGTGCCTGATGAGTTGGTGGAACTGCTTATCTCGGCAATAGAAAAAGAGCAGGAACGGCTTTTTGGTGAAGATTACCTTATGGATACTAAAGACTGCGTTGATGTCATCCGCGAAGAATCGCAACGTGTTAACGCCCGCCGCGCCGCCGCTCAACCTTCAAGCGGGGGTTTACAGTTGGTGGGGGAAGTGGTGGCCAGGAACCACCCAAACCATGAGCGGAACGTCGATTTCCGCTGGCTGGACTTTAAAGTAGATCCGGGAACCAAGCTGTATGCAATAAAGCAAGAGCGCAGCTTATTTCAACCACCAGCAGTATTGATTAACACCCGGGTGCAGCCGGGCTGATGTGGAGAAAATAATGTCACGAATGATCCCCTTAACAGATTGGGCAAGAGAGGAATTCGGCGAGCAAGCTCCAAGCGAACGTGTGCTTAAAAAATATGCCAAAGGAAAGATGATGGCTCCTCCAGCTATTAAAGTTGGAAGATGCTGGATGGTTGACCGCTCGGCACGTTTCGTTGGAGTCCTTGCAGAGCCAAAATTACCTGTAAGGGCCAGTCCTAAACTACGACGGATTATTGCAGATGGCTGCTAGACCAAGATCTCATAACATTTCTATTCCCAACCTTTACTGCAAACTTGATAAGCGAACAGGAAAGGTTTACTGGCAATACAAACATCCGATCTCAGGGCGCTTCCATAGTCTTGGAACTGACGAAGCAGAAGCGCGTCAAGTAGCTTCTGAGGCTAACACGATCATAGCGGAGCAGCGCACTCGGCAGATCCTGAGCGTAAACGAAAAAATCGCCCGCATGCGCGAGTCGAGGGAGTTTATCACCGTTACAACGTGGCTTGATCGCTACCTTGCCATCCAACAGGAGCGACTTGAGACAGGGGATATTAAACTCAACTCAGTGAAACAGAAGAAAAAACCCGTTGAACTGCTTCGCCAGCACTCCGGGATGATGTATCTGAAAGACATTACAACGCTGGAAATAGCGGAAGTCGTGGACATGGTAAAGGCCCAGGGCTACAACCGCATGGCGCAGGTAGTCCGGACTACATTGATCGACGTCTTCAAGGAAGCTCAGCATGCCGGGCATGTTCCTCCTGGCTACAACCCGGCGCAGGCCACACGTCAGCCACGCAATAGGGTGATACGAGAACGACTTTCCCTCGAGGAGTGGAAAGCAATTTACGCCGCGGCCGAACACCACCCGCCATATCTTCAATGCGCGATGCTGCTGGCCGTAGTCACCGGTCAGCGAATCGGGGATATTTCCCGAATGAAGTTCACCGACATCTGGGATGACATGCTCCACGTCGAACAAGAAAAGACTGGCTCCAAAGTGGCGCTACCGCTATCACTCCATTGTGAGGCGCTGAATATTTCCCTACGTGAGGTTGTGGCTAAATGCCGTGATGCCGTGGTCAGCAAATACCTGGTGCATTTCCGGCACAGCACATCGCAGGCAACGAGGGGCGATAAAGTTTCAGCCAGTTCGATAACAACCACGTTCAAAAAAGCCAGAAACCGTTCTGGGCTTTCATGGCCCGACGGTAAGGCACCAACATTCCACGAACAACGTTCGCTGTCAGAAAGACTGTACGAGGTCCAGGGGATCGATACGCAAAAATTACTCGGCCACAAATCACCACAACAGACGGCAAGATACCATGATGACCGGGGAAAAGACTGGACGGTCATAGCCGTTTGAGTAGCATATTTTATAGACAGTTTTGGGGAAGAGTTTTGGGGAGGTTTTGGGGAAAGAATTGGAAAAGTAAAAAGCCAACATAAATATAAAATCTATGTTGGCTGTATGTTGCAAAAACAGTATTACATGTGGCTGATGATCGCGTCACCAAACTCTGAACATTTCAGCAGCTTAGCGCCTTCCATCAGACGTTCGAAGTCATAGGTTACAGTTTTCGCGGCAATCGCGCCTTCCATACCTTTGACGATCAGGTCTGCGGCTTCGAACCATTCCATGTGACGGAGCATCATTTCAGCAGAGAGGATCACGGAACCTGGGTTCACTTTGTCCTGACCTGCGTATTTCGGTGCGGTGCCGTGGGTAGCTTCGAACAGAGCGCATTCGTCACCGATGTTCGCGCCTGGGGCAATACCGATACCGCCTACCTGGGCTGCCAGCGCATCAGAGATGTAGTCGCCGTTCAGGTTCATACAGGCGATCACGTCGTATTCAGCCGGACGCAGCAGGATCTGTTGCAGGAACGCATCGGCAATCACATCTTTAATGATGATCTCTTTGCCGGTGTTCGGGTTCTTGATTTTTTGCCACGGGCCGCCATCGATCAGCTCGCCGCCGAATTCTTCTTTCGCCAGCTGGTAGCCCCAGTCTTTGAAAGCGCCTTCGGTGAACTTCATGATGTTGCCTTTGTGAACCAGGGTCACAGAGTCGCGATCGTTGGTGATAGCGTACTGGATCGCTGCACGCACCAGACGCTTGGTCCCTTCTTCAGAACATGGCTTCACGCCGATACCACAATGTTCCGGGAAGCGGATTTTCTTCACGCCCATTTCGTCGCGCAGGAATTTGATCACTTTTTCAGCTTCGGCGCTGTCGGCTTTCCATTCGATACCGGCATAAATGTCTTCGGCGTTTTCGCGGAAGATCACCATATCGGTCAGGTCAGGACGTTTAACCGGGCTTGGCACGCCTTCATAGTAACGTACCGGACGCAGACAGACGTAAAGATCCAGCTCCTGGCGCAGGGCCACGTTCAGGGAGCGAATGCCACCGCCTACCGGGGTAGTCAGCGGGCCTTTGATCGCCACGCGGTAGTCGCGGATCAGATCAAGGGTCTCTTTTGGCAGCCAGACGTCCTGGCCATAAATCTGGGTGGATTTTTCACCGGTGTAAATTTCCATCCAGGAAATCTTACGCTCACCTTTGTAGGCTTTTTCCACGGCGGCATTCACCACCTTCAGCATAGGCGGGGTCACGTCCACACCGATCCCATCGCCTTCGATGAATGGGATAATCGGATTATTAGGAACATTGAGTTTGCCGTTTTGCAGGGTGATCTTCTGACCTTCCGTCGGAACAACTACTTTGCTTTCCATTCACCTCTCCTTCGAGCGCTTCTGGTTATGACTGATTTTTTGTTAATGAATTGTAATGAGCCTGTCAATACTAACTGATTGTTGGGTTTCATGAAAGGCACTCGTTATTCGGTTATAATGCGGCAATTGATAACTTCTGAAAATACCATGCTGAAAACTTCTAATAGAAATCACCGGGTTAAGCGATTCAGCTCACGACTTACTGCTAAGCGCCCCACGGAAAGCGGGCCGAAACGGGTCATCCTGTTCAATAAACCCTACGATGTGTTGCC